TTTTTCTTCCTAAAAACTTGGTTTGTTTCAAAGAAGTTTGTAATATTGCACCATATTCAGAATATGAACACGCCCCAAAGATATAAAAAGGCGGTCATATAAACGAATATTAGAAGTAAAACTTAAAAAGAGCAAAGGATATGACACAAAAAGAATTTGAAGAAAGAACCAAGTGTACGGTGAAGCCAGAGGATTACTTCATCATTGAACAGCTTTATATGGCTACTAACATGGATAAGGATGATTTCTGCAAAGAGTTTAAGGCGATGAACGACTCCGTCAGACCGGCAATCAGGCAATCGCTTCGGGAAATCGCCAAACGTTTGGGAGACATTGAAGCCAAGAATGTCACCCTTCAAATCCAAATAAGGAAGCGTAACAATGACCTTGCCGATTTCCTGATTGGAAAGGCTCATGCGTATGACGATACAGACTTCCGTAACCAGGCGGTGAAGCTGGTCGGGGAAACGGAAGTGGTCAAACGGACTATCGAACTGGGTTTGCCCCTTTGGGATGAAGACCGGAAGCATATTCTTTCAATGATTGACGAACAAGGCAAATAGATTGTAGGTTAGGACAGCCCGGAAAGACGGGCGGGCGATTAGTTCAGTCAGGTAGAACAGGCGAAACTTACCCATAGAAGCCATTGTCCCCGGTTCGAATCCGGGATCGCCAACAATGATAACATTAAAACAGTATAACGATATGAAAGCGATTAGAGTTTCAGTGAATTTTCGCGAATGGTCAAAAGTAGATGTTTTTTTAGACCGGTTCAAAGGGGAAGAAGATACTTTCATCTACCGGGTGGAAAACGTGATATTTATTGCCGTGTTTGACGGTGAGTGCGCAATGGCTTATTTCAAGGCTGAATTGGCCAAAGCGTTTGATGAAGAAATCCTTATTGTTGAACTCAGATAATATAACGATGAAGAAACGAATCATAGTAGAACATGGAGAAGTAAAGCGGATCGCCTTGCTGATGAATTGTACTTACGAAATGGTGTCGCATTCGCTGGCTTACCGGAAGGATACCAAGCTGGCGAAGGCGATTCGGAAAATGGCTTTGATGCGCGGAGGTGTCGAAGTGGGTGGCGAACCGATAAACAACAGGAATCATGAAAGCTAATTGGTTGAAAGCGTTTAGCGGTGAGATCGCCTGGTGGCGTAGCCTTACCGGGAAAGAAAAACTATATACCGTTTACTTTCTGGTGAGTTTTACCCTGTTGGTTGGAATGGCGGATTGTAATCCGGTATGGGTGATGTTTTTGGTCGTGTTGAATTTCGGCAACTCTGCACGGCTGGTAAAAAGAGTGTCAATCGATAAATTAGAGGAATGATTATGGATAAAATTATTGTAAAGATTGAAGTTTTGGGTATTCGTCAACACCGGGTTCATAACATTCGGGTAAATGCGTCGGAAGGTCGTTTGGAAATTCAAGTTCAAGTCCATAATGAAAAAGCAAGTTCATGCTTTCAACATATCCTTGGAAGAATTTTGCCAAAGCATATACTCCTTTCGTGGTGGAAGCCTGCCGATAAATGTATGCAATGTACTGATGTTGTTTTACGTTTGTCGCACCATTCAAGTATTCATAGTGAATTGTTGCCTCGTCAAACCCAATCTGAGCCATTACACAATAGGCAAGTCGCAGAAAATCAGAATTGTAAAGATAACGAAATTTCTCCCAGTTTGAATCGTTATCCTGGCCGGTTATAGAGATTTTAGCAATAAATATATCCATTATGCAATAATTTCCTGCAAATGTAAACAAATAAATCGAGTGATGGAATATTACGAGAACGAACTATGTGTGACGTACGAGGAACTTACCTCTGGGGATGATCCTGTGATAAGGTATAATACTTTGAAAAGTAACATTGCCAGAAAAAACATCAGAACCGCCCATCGTGGTGGCGGAGAAGGCTCGTATGCGTTGATTGTCTATTCCTCGCTTCGTGAAAAATACAAGGCTCGTTATGTGGCGAAATACGGTAATCCGGAAGAGGCTTTAAAACTACAGAGTATGCAAGAAAGGGTGAAGACGGACGAAAAGGCAAGAGACTTTTTCGAGTTGTTCAAATACGACATGAACGGTGTTCAAACGGGACTCAGCGAAAAGTTGAAAGCGGAATATACGTTGAACGCTTCTGTGCTGAATGCGTTGGTGCGTGACCTGGAAGAGAAGACATCCAAACGCAAAATGTATGGGAACAGTGCAAGTACCGTATGGGAATGTGTAGCCGCCACCAGCGAGAACCTGCGTAAGATATACGGCCATACCCTACCGGAAAACCTGCCACGCTTGAGAGAGAAGATCAACCGCTACAAGAAAGAGGGCTACGCCTCTTTAATCTCCGGAAAGCTGGGTAACGCCAGCACGCTGAAGATAACCAAAGAGGCGGGTGACTTCCTGATCGCCTTGAAACGCAGCCGGGTTCCGGTATATACCGACTCGCGTATATTCGAGGAGTACAATCGGGTTGCTTCGGAAAAGGGCTGGAAACCGCTGAAAAGCAAACGTAGCCTGACGATGTGGTTTGCACGTCCGGAAATACAGCCGCTTTGGTGGGATGCCGTATATGGTGAACTTTCATCCCATCAGCGTTTCGGTCGCAAACACCGGACGGGACTGCCTTCACGCCGTGACACGCTTTGGTATGGTGACGGGACGAAACTGAACTTGTATTACCGGGACGAGAACGGGGATATGCGTACCACGATGGTCTATGAGGTGATGGATGCGTACAGCGAAGTATTGCTGGGGTATTACATCAGCGACCACGAGAACTTTGAGGCGCAATACAACGCTTACCGCATGGCCATCCAAGTAAGCGGGCATAAGCCTTATGAAATTGTGCACGACAACCAGGGAGGTCACAAACGGCTGGAAAAGGAGAAAGGGACAACGGAACCCGGCTTCTTCGATTTGATTTGCCATGTACACCGTGCGACCGCTCCGTACAGCGGTCAGTCTAAAACGATTGAAAGCGCATTCGGACGTTTCCAGTCACAGGAGTTGAACAAAGACTGGCGGTTTACCGGAATGAATATCACCGCCAAAAAAGAAAGCAGCCGCCCGAACTTGGAGTTTGTCGAAGCGAACAAAGATAAACTTTTCACCTTGGAAGAACTGAAAGTCCACTATGCCGAAGCTCGCAAAGCCTGGAACGAGGCCAAACACCCGGCGACCGGCATCTCGCGCATCGAGATGTACGAGAAGAGCGTGAACGAGGAAACGGATGTGGTGACGGTTTACGATATGGTAGACATCTTCTGGATTTGGACAAAACGCCCCGCCACCTTCACCGACTCCGGTATAGAGATTACCATCGGCGGGAAGAAGTTGCCTTATGAGGTGTACGAACGTCCCGGCGTACCCGACCATGAGTGGCGCATGAAGAACACCTACCGCCAGTTCCATGTCAAGTATGACCCGAACGACCTGCGCAGCATCCGCCTGTATTGGGAGGACAACGCCGGGGAACGTCGGTTTGAACGGGTGGCCGAGCCTTACATGGTTATCCACCGTGCCCTGCAAGACCAGACGGAAGGCGAAGCCGCCTTTATCCGTCAGGAACAGGAAGCCAATATCAGAGATCGCATCGATCGTCAGGTTATCGCCAAGGAGATAGAATATGCTTATGGCGTGGCTCCGGAACAACACGGGTTGAGTACTCCGAAAGTAAAAGGTGTTACCAAAGAAGTGCAGCAGGAAATAGATCGACGCACAAAGAAATATGCACGTAATCCGGAAGAATTGCAAATCGGACGTGCCACCAAGAAAGCCAGCCTACTTACTTGGGACCAGCTGAGTGAGAATAAAACGGTAGATATGCGTAATGTGGCCGGGAAACTATAAAACGAATATAATAACATTAAAACGATAAAAACATGGAATCATTAAGCAACCAAGAAAAAGACCGGATCCGGGAGAATCTCCGGGTGTATGTGGCCAAATATCCGAGCCAGAACAAAGCGGTCGGCAGCCTGAAAAATACCAGTGTCGGGACGGTGAGCAACATCGTGAACGGCAAGTATGAGAATATCTCGGACGAAATGTTCCGTAACATCGCCTCTCAGATCGGCAGCCGGACAAAGGAATCGGGCTGGCAGATCGTGGAAACCTCCGCCTATCAAGAAATCCGTTATGCGTTGGATGACGCGCAGCACTTTCGCAACGTGACATGGATTGTCGGTGAAGCCGGTTGCGGCAAGACGACGACCGCTCGCCTCTATACGGACGAGAACCGGGAAGTGTTCTACATCCTTTGTTCGGAGGATATGAAGAAAGGTGACTTCGTGCGTGAGATCGCGCGGAAGGTCGGTATCAAGACGGACGGGCACAATATCCGTGAAATCTGGAGCCTGATCCTGGACGACGTGATACAGATGGACGCCCCCCTGTTGATATTCGACGAGGCCGACAAACTGACAGAGCCGGTGTTCCACTACTTCATCAGCATGTACAATAAGTTAGAGGACAAAAGCGGAATCGTTTTCATGAGCACCGACTACATCAAGAAACGTATCAGTCTCGGACTGCGCCACCAGAAGCCCGGATACAAGGAGTTTTTCAGCCGTATGGGTCGCAAGTATTTTGAGCTGGAAGAAACGACGGCAAACGACGTGTATTCCATCTGCGTGGCCAACGGTGTGCATGACAAAAAGAAAATAGAAGAGGTCATCCGGGACGCTGAGCCGTGCGACTTCGATCTCCGTCGGGTAAAGAAAGCCATTCACCGGACCAAACGGATGGGTGAGTAAAACAGCGTTTTAATAACATTCAAATATCGTTCAAAGGATATGAAAAGAGCATTAAGCGTAAGGGATATCTTGGATAAGAAATATAATACTTTCCCTTTCGAGGGAAAATGGAGGGATGCGTTCGGGACTCCGGAACGGGTCGGCGTGTGGTTCATTTGGGGCAATAGCGGAAATGGAAAGACTTCGTTTGTGATGCAGCTGTGTAAAGAGCTGTGCAAATATGACCGGGTAGTCTATAACAGTTTGGAAGAGGGTGCGTGTTTGACGGTGCAGAATAATCTCCGGATGCACGGCATGTCGGAGGTGAGCCGCCGGTTGGCTTTCGTTCAAGAGGACATGGAAGCCATGAAAGCCCGTCTGCGTCGGCATAAGAGTTATAACATCATCGTGGTGGACAGTTTCCAGTACACCCGTATGAGCTACCGGGATTATATCACCCTGAAAGAGGCGTTTCCTGGCAAACTGTTCATCTTCATTAGCCACGCCAAGGGAAAGAACCCGAAGGGCGACGCCGCCGAGAGCGTGATGTATGACGCTACACTGAAGATATGGGTCGAAGGTGGAAAGGCGTTCAGCAAGGGACGATTTATCGGCGAGACGGGCGAATATATAGCCTATCCGAAATTGGCCGAGGAATACTGGAGTGATAAAGGGACAATACCAGGAAACCATGAATAATATTGATCAGACATGAAAATAATACAAATGAAGCCCAAACAGGGCTACGCAAAACCCGACAATTACGCCGCTTTCTACGGCCTGTTGAAACAGATGCCGGGAGCGAGCAAGGAAGAGATCGTGCTTCAGTTCACAGACGGTCGTACCGACAGCCTGCGTGAAATGTCGCTCCACGAATACAACGAAGCCATCCGTGCGATGGAGAAGCTGACACGCGCCGAAGAGACCGAAGCCATGCGTATCCTGAAACGCAAGCGGTCGGACGTGCTGCACCAGATGCAACTGTCAGGTGTCGATACCGCCGACTGGAAGAGGGTCGATGCCTTCTGCCTTGACAAACGGATCGCCGGCAAACGGTTTGCCCGGCTCGATTACGAGGAACTGGAAAGGCTGCTGGTGAAACTACGCGCTATCCGCCGGAAACAAAAGGAGGAGGATTGACCATGGCACGTTACATCCCCCTACAAGACAAACTCGACGAGATCGAGGAACAGGGCAAACGCCTCCGCCGCCGACTGGACTACCTGAAAGGCGAACGTGATTTCCTGGTCGACATGCTGCTTACCCGCCCAGTGAAGGACATGGAGGCGCAACGCCGTTTACTCCGGGAGTGGGACGAGGAGATCGATAAGCTGGAACAGTCGATCGCCTACCTCCGCCGGGAATATGTGAAATACAAAGAGATTCAGAATAAACAGATGTGTAACAATCAAAAACAACAGAAAAATGG